ACCTCCTTGTATGGTTCGGGTAAAGGCATCCATGCTAAAAGTCCTTTTTCACCAACTTTCCACTGTTCATCGGTTTCTTTGACGTAAAACCTCTTTTCGTAGTATTCCGCAACCCTTACTACCTTATTTCCCTTGTAATTCACAATGGTTACTAAAACTCGTTGATAATCTTCAGGCAACCTCTCGCTAACAGGAATCCACTTTGAATACTCAATATCATATATTTCACCCTCTGCCATAAGTGCTTCAATGCTTTCCAAACAACCATTTCTAAACATTTCTGCTGTTATCTCTGGTATGAACAACCCTTTCATTTCTCCACCTCCGATAAATGCTTGTCGATTATTGCTAACACTTCCCAAGTATGAATCACATCACTTCTCACATCTCCGTATTCGTCTTTCATTTCAAGTGCTTTAATTTCTTCTTTTACCTTTTCCCACGCTTCAAGGCTCTTGATTGCCGTATCGAACGATTCTCTGATAGGTTCTTTTGTATCCTCTAGCCAAGAGTTGCTTTCCAGCAATAATATTTTTACTTGTTTCAAGAAAGAGATTTTCTCTTCAATCGTCATTGTGGCACCTCCCTAACCCTAAACCTACGCCCGTTTATGTAAAACTCAGCTTCTAGATTCTGTTCATAAACCGTATCCATAAATTCTTCTTGCCATTCAAGGCTCTTGATTGCCATTTCCATGCTTTCATTTGACGGTCTGTCATTCCATCGTATAGCATAATTGAGGTTTGCTTTTGCCTCTGTAATCGTCATTCGTTCACCTCCGCTAACGGCTCATCAAAAGCTATGTCTATCTCTTTCAGTGCCGCCTTATCGCCCTTGTATTTTTCTATCAGTTCCACATATGTATTCAGCAACTTTTCTTTGTATTCTTCATTCGTCATAGGCTAACCCTCCTTTGCTGCAAGATTCCCGATCAGCATATACTTGTCATAATGTGTCTTATCACCGTATCGGTTTCTTGTCTTGATTCGCTCCTTTCGGAACATGTATCCCCTGTCCTTCAGCTCGCTGATCCTGGTCGCCAGCTGCGTGCATCCCAGCTCTGTATATGCTTGGTATGATGTGATATAGTTGTTTTCCCTGATGTACTGCAGCACTCTGTCTCTCTGTGTTGGTTTGTTAGGTCTCGCCATGTTCTTCCTCCCATTCTTTCATCCAATCGTCAATCGTCATTTGGCCGGCGCATCGGTTCTGTTCTGCGAACTTCTTCGCCTTGTATTCGTTATATAATTTCCGGTATTCGTAACTCCGTCCGAAAATGTTCCAGGCTGCTTTGACTACATTCGGCTCGTATGGTCTTATAAGCTCAAGGTCTGCTATTGCCTTTGATGATATCGAACAGCCGCAGCACCCTGTTCTGGTTAGTCCGTAAACCTCGTAAGCGTCCGAGTATCTGATATCATATTCTTCTTTATACCAGGCTTTATCTTCGTTCGATACATAGTACAATGGTTTAAATCGGAATTGTCCGTTTGCTTCCTCTGAGAAGCACATTGTCTCGCCCGGTGCCAGATTTCTTGGGACTGATCTCATCCCGCCTTCGTCCCTCCGTTCTCCGGTGATCACCATCTCGAAGTCCTTCTGGACTTTGTGCGCTACCTGCTTTTTGCAGTAATCGCAACATTTGGCCGAGCATTTAAAGGGTATCGGATTTTCTTTCATGAACTCGTACATGTAAGGCGAGCTGTTGATTACAAGCTGGATATCTGGCCGAGGCTCGCCTTTTGAATTGCAGCAGCATAAAAAATTTATCCCTTGCTCTGCTCCGGGATATCTCTCCCGGAGTTCTTGCCTCTTTGCTTCCTTGTCCTCGGCCTTGTCGTATTCTTCTTTGATTGTGAAGGGAAGGTTTTTCTTCTGGACCGTTTCGAGGGCCGTGCTCATGATTTTTGATACAAACGGAATCCCGAACTCCCGCGTTGCCAGAACTATGTTCTTTTTTGGTCTGTACTCTGTGATTTCAACTCCATATTTCTTTTCTACTTCCTTAACGTGTCGCCTCGTGGCTGCCATTTCCAGTCCGGTATTAAAGAAGCAGTATTTAATCGGCGGCATTCCGAACAGGTGTCTTGCTCGCTCTATTATGTCTATCAGGATATCGCTGTCGCTTCCTCCGGAATAAGCGCATATTGCGTTCGGATGTTGTCTCAGCCTTGTGCCGATTATCCCTAAAATTGACATGAACTTTTCCGGTGCTTCCTGATCTGCGTATGCTGGTCTGTCTGTGTATACTCTCGACCTAAATTTACCCTTTGCGTCTTTCATCAGTCCCTCCTTGTGAACTCCTCCGGAAGCGGAAGGTGTAGCCCTGTTTCTTCCTCTATGGTCTGCTGCAGGTCTGTCCAGCTTACGAAGTTCCCAACTAAGCACTCCGTCTTGTTGTTGAACCTCTGGACGAATCTCTTCATCCTGTCCGGGCCGAATCCATACTCATCCCGGAGCGTAACGCAGGCCATCATCAGCACCGTCGCCATCGTGTTCCTCTTCTCGTATTCCTCGAATCTCCGTATATCCTGCTTGTTGACTGCCAGCGGGAGTTTCCTGATCCCTCTTTCTTCCAGATCCTTCTGTGTCGCTTCGAGTCCCTTTTCTTCAACCATGCGGAGCGCCCATGCTGCGCCCTAGAAGCGTGCAGCTTCTTCCTTGCTTAATTTACCCATTATCTATACTCCTCTTTATTTACCGGACAAATGGTTGTCGGTGTTCCTATAAATTCTTCATCATCCACCAGCACATCGGTATAATATGGCTCTATTTTCGTTATTATGCCGACTTTGCCTTCTCTCCAGAGCTCTACCTTTTGCCCGATATATCTAAAAAAATCATATTCGTATGGTTTTCTTTTCTCATTCCCTGTCTGGATATCAAACAGGCTCAGCTGTCCGTTCATTAACTCTCCTTTATTCGTAACAAAAATGTTCGCCGTTTATTGGTGGAATCCAGTCTCCCGATCCCTGCCTGAATGTCGCCTGATATACTACGTTTGCCGGGACATCCGGAGTTCCATTCTTCAGGATATCCTCCGCCATCTGATAGCATTCATCCGGAATCTTCTCCGTGAACAGCATCGGCACGACTGCATATTGCCCTTTTTGATAAATCACTCCCTTTATCGTGTCAGGCCAGTTTGGAGACCTCCATCTGTTATATATGACCGCCCCCGTGTAGTATGCTGCCAAGTGCTCAGGATCAGTGCTCCAGTTCTCGTGATAGATCACTTCAGCCACGAGCTGCACGTCTTCCCTTGTGTATGCCGGCTTTGGTGCTGGCGAGACGTTAAATATTTCCATAGCAGCCAGAACCGCTGCTATTATCCTGCGGAACGTGTCCGCTATTTCCATCATGACTCTCCTCTCCCGTAGCCCAGCACTTCCCTGATCTGGTTGTATGCGTTTACCTTTGCTGTCTCCCTCGTAAAGAATGACTCCGTGTGATCAGACTGTATCTCCTCGCATTCCTTAACGATGTTCAGTATGTGCTCATAGTTGTATTCCACTCTGGAATCCTTTTCCATCCTTGCATAAGCCATCATGATCATCTCCTGGTTATGCTCGGCTATGGTCTTGTCTTCCGGTGTTGCCCTATCTATAGTTATCATATAATCCTCCTTAAGTTGCAAAATGGTTTTAAGATATATCAAGTTTGTTGCAAGTTGCCGGCAAGTTAGGGAAAGCCGAAAAATGCATACTTTTCTACACTTTTCAACACTTTTCCCTGCTGCCGTGAAAATTAAATCAGCACGCCCTGTCTTTAGAGCTTCTAGCATACACAGGCATATGCTGCATGAACTCATCATTGAACGCTTCACGGATTCCGCTAAGGATGTTCAGTATCAGTTCTTCTGAAACAGTACCCGTATATTTCTCATACATCCTGCTAGTCTCATTGACCATGTCAGCGAACACGTCATCATCCATGACCTTTCCTGAATATTTCAGGCGCACGTTGTAAGCATCCGCCCAAAACTGTCTTTCTTCCTGTGCCATCATCCCATCTCACCCCATTCTATGTAAATGCCGGGGATCTCCGCCCAGTGCTTTTCAATAGACTCAGCTGCGACAAGGGCATCATCCTTCCAGAAACCCAGGGCGGTCATCACGTCCTTCAGCATCTTGTTCAGGTTGTCGGTGTCAGGCTTGGAAGTCTTCCATTCGCCGTCCTTATGCTTGCCCTTGATAGGGAAGCACCATATCACTTTCAATCTGACCGCCTTTGTCATTGGTGTCTCAGGAGCATGCTTAGACAAATGCGCCTTAAGGTCTGACCTTGCCTCTTTCAGCTCCTGCTGTTCGTAGGTATATCTCCTCCCGGATTTAGATACGCCGATACGGTGCATCTGGTGTGTAATCGTTGGCGGTATCATCTGTAAAAAAATATGCATACATCAGCTCCTTTTTATAAATTTCATTTTTCTGACAGAAATCTGTCTATGTGGCCTGCGTAAGGGTGGTAATGTGTAGTGCTCTGCACACATTACCGACCCGGCCGCAGGTGCGTGAGCAACTGTATAATATAATTACAAACGGTTGCAACCGTCCATTTGTATATATATAAATGAATGGTTGAATTCATCCGTCCGTTTGTTATATATACAAATGGTTGCTATATATCCACCAAACATTTGTATAAACAGATGGTTGAAACCATCCGTTTGTATATACAAATGGTTGGATGCCTTTAATCATTTTCATCATTTTTGATAAAAAGATATCCTCCATTTTCGATTGAAAAACCTGCATCAGAATCTGCTGCCCATCTTTTTATATTGGTCTCAGAGAAACCCTTTTGACCATCAAAATAAGCTAATGCATCAGATATTTTAGGTATTTTATGGTCACCGTCCTTTCTGATGAACTCCCAGTTATCTATGAAATTGATCAGACCATCAATGCGCTCATATTTCTGGTTACTTCTTGTCTGTGCCGAACGTTCACGTTTAGTCTCTGCATCAGCTCCGTATTTTTCGCCAGCGCCTTCGAGTCCTTCAGCCAGCTCATGAACTGGATACCTGAATACCGTCTCTATAGGTTTCACAGGCGGGAACTCCCTGAGCGTGAACGACATTCTCCATGCTGACGTAGCTCCTTCCGGAAGAGTATAGCCTACATCCTTCGGGTTTATCTCTATCATGTCTATCAGCGCATCAGGATCACGAGCGAATACTCCGGAACCGGATGCCCTGTCCATTGCGGTCTTATGTCCCTGAGCCCCTTTTGAATGATGGTGGCAGTAGATCATTGCACAGCTTAATTCAGTGCATATCCTGTCGAACTGGTTGCAGAACTTAGCCATATCTGATGCATTGTTCTCATCCCCTGTCATAACCTTGTACAGTGGGTCAAGGATGACTGCTATGTATCCTTTCTTGACTGCCCTGTGTATCAGCCTGGGAGCAAGCCCGTCCATCGGGACAACCTTTCCTCTCAGGTTCCATACATCGATATTCCCTGCTTTTGGTTTTTCTATGCCGAGGCACTTGTATATCTCAGCGAAACGGTGATAGCAGGAAGCCCTGTCAAGCTCCATATTGAGATAAAGCACTTTCCCTTCAGCGCACTGGAAATTGAGATATTTCCTTCCTTCAGAAATGCATATAGCAAGCTCCATCAGCCAGTATGACTTCCCTGCCTTGGAAGGACCAGCAACAAGCATCTTGTGCCCCTGCCTCAATATCCCTTCTATAAGCACAGGTGTCAGCTCAGGCGGATTCTTCAGGATTTCTCCAAGATTTTCCGTCTGAGGAAGATCATCGCTCTTATCATTCAGCCAGTCCACCCATGTCAGATAATCCGCAGCACCTATATTGGTTGCTACCAGCTTCTGCCTCTTATTCCCATACCTTAACACTCCGGGCATACGTGAAAGCCTTGACGGGTTCTTGTTCTGCTTGTCAATGACTATGCCGTTCTTCTCGCATACGTCATAAAGGTAATCGACGCGCTTCCTGTATTCCTTCTTATCAAAAGCATCAATATGGACTATGGCATGTAGCGACTTCCCGGCAGAAGATACAAGCGCCGCTATCGGAAGGTTCAGCTCCTTGTACAGTCCGTACTGCTCATCAATGCTCATGCCGTCAGATTCCACCAGCGCATACCTGAAGGATGTGACATTGTCATTCCTTACGCCGTTCCCGTCAAGAGGATTGAACCGTATCCATGCGCCCCCGTTATGATCATATTTCTCAAGATTATCTTCAATGGAGCCGTCCTGCTTCAGCCTCTGGATGATCTGGCCGGCCGTGAAGGAATGCCTCCCGCCGGAAGACGGTTTGTACTTCCCGTCATCATCCTTCCGTGACTGCATAACGAAGCCTACGCACTCATCAGCTCTGAACAATGTCTCCAGGTAAGTTATAAGTTCCTGCTTTTCTTCTCCCTGAGCTTCATCGACCTTCTCCGACTCGACCCATGCCTTATCCTTTATCACTACTGCAGGATCATCTCCGTCATAGAAGATCTCATCATCCCAGTCAAAGGTTTTTATGTCATCAGAAGGCTGCCAGCCGAAACGCCTGGCAAATTCATAAATAGTTCCGCCGGTCACATCGTTCCCTTTATCGCCGAAAGTCTTCCATTTCTGCTGGCATACTCCAGGCTTGTATCTGGCAGGATCTTCCTTGCTCCATTCATCCCATACGCTTACGGGATACCCTTCATGCTGGAGTGCCATCCCTACAGCGATCCATTCCGTATAATCAAGGCTGGAACATGGTATATGTTTCAGTAAAGGTTTCAGATCATATTGCTGCATCCATTTCCCTCCTTAATCCTTTAGGCACGTATGTTTCCGGATTTATATAATACGGGAGCTTCCAGTTGTTCCCTGAAAGGATTCCCATTATATTCCCTGCATCTTCCTTGCTCCAGAGGTTCACGTTCTGGAATCCCCACTTGCGGAGCATCTGCATCTGCTTGACTGTCGCCAGCTTTGCATTCGCCCTGGTAAAGCATTTATCCAAAAGCTTGGAAGCAAGCCCTTTGTATTCGATATTATCAGCTGAAATGCCGAACTTCTCCAATGCAGATATCTGCTTATCAGAAGGCGGGAGCATCTCCCATCCGAATGTCGGAACATAGTCTGTCAGATCTTCATCCATGATAGAAAGCTCAAATTCAAGAGGATCTATCAGCCTTGTCCTTGCCTTAGCCTTTCTTTCTTCTTCCTCGAGCTGCTTTCGGAGGGCTTCACGCCTCTGAGCCTGCACATCCTGGATGGCATCCATCAGATCATATTCGTCATCCTTTATCTCCGCAGATACGGACTGGTCCTTCGTTGCTATGTCCGCAGGCTTTACGAGTTTGTGCTTTCCGGTCATCCATAAAAAGTCCAGTAATAGCAGATGTTCTTTGCCCGGAGCGAGCCTTGTGCCACGCCCTACCATCTGAGAATATAAACTTCTTATCTTGGTAGGCCTGAGCACCACGATAGTGTCAACGATGGGACAGTCCCAGCCTTCCGTGAGGAGCATAGCGTTGCAGATAACATCATACTTGCCAGCCTCGAAGTCCTTCAGGACTTCCTCTCTGTCAGTAGAATTTCCGTTCACTTCGCAGGCTCTCAGTCCTTTGCTGTTCAAAATATCCCTGAACTGCTGAGCGATAGATACGAGCGGAAGAAACACGACTGTATGCCTTCCCTTGCATTCAAGAGTCATTCTTTCTGCGATTTTTTCAAGGTATGGTTTCAGAACGTCTCCGAGATCAGATGCGGAATAATCGCCTGCCTGTATGTGTACGCCTGTCAGATCTATACCGAGCGGAATAGTCTTCACTCTGATAGGACAGAGGTATCCGTCCTTTATCGCCTCAGGAAGCGTGTATTCATACGCAAGGCTTTCATAGTATTCGCCCAGGGCTCTCATATCGCCTCTGTCGGGAGTAGCAGTAACGCCCAGTACCTTCGCCTCGTCAAAATGTTCCAGTACCCTCTTGTATGTATCAGCGAGAGAGTGGTGCGCTTCATCGACTATGATGGTCCTGAAATGGTCCTTGCCAAATCGTGCAAGCCTTTTTTCTGTTCCGAGAGTCTGCACGGAGCCGACTGTAATACGCTCATCGGATGTTAGGCAGCTCCTTTCCGCCTTTTCGACGCTGCACCGCATACCGCATGAACGCATTATCTTGTCTGCTGCCTGAGTCAGAAGCTCCTCACGATGGGCG